TATTCGGTGATGCCAGTAGATACTTTGTAATTACAGGCGGTAGAGGTTCTGGCAAATCATTTGGAGTAAACACCTTCTTGGTGCTTCTAACATACGAACAAGGGCATCGTATACTCTTTACACGATATACAATGACTTCGGCATCTATGTCTATTATTCCAGAGTTCTTGGAGAAACTTGAACTAATGGGCATTGCAGAGAACTTTACTATCACAAAGAACGAAATCATTAACAACCTAACAGGAAGTAGCATCTTATTTAGTGGTATCAAAACTGCAAGTGGAGACCAAACTGCAAAACTAAAATCTATTCAGGGTATTACAACATTTGTCTTGGATGAGGCAGAAGAACTTACAGACGAAGAATCATTTGAGAAGATTGACTATTCTGTTCGTGCCACAGGAAAGCAGAATCGCTGTATACTCATTCTAAACCCCACAACTAAACAGCATTGGATATACGAGAGGTTTTTTGAAAATAGAGGCATTACAGATGGTTATAATGGCTCTAAAGAGAATGTAACATACATACACACCACTTACCTTGACAATAAACAGCATTTATCACCCTCTTTTGTAGAACAAGTGGAGGTTATGAAGCACCGTAGACCAGAGAAGTATAAACACCAGATACTCGGTGGTTGGCTTGAGAAAGCAGAGGGAGTTGTGTTTACGCATTGGGAGATTGGAGACTTTAACGATGAGCAGGACACTATCTTTGGACTTGACTTTGGATTTAGTGTTGACCCATCGGCATTAGTAGAAATAGCAACAGACAAGTTGAGAAAGACTATATGGATAAAAGAACACTTCTACAAAGCAGGACTATCTACTTCCAATATATTTGAGATGTGCCGAAGGTATGCAGGGAATAATCTTATTGTATGCGACAATAGTGAGCCACGACTTATATCAGAGTTAAAGACAAAAGGATTGCGTAACATTACGCCTACCATTAAAAAGAAAGGTAGTATCTTAACAGGAATCGCTCTTATGCAGGACTACAATATAATAGTCGATAAGGATTCTGTGAATTTAATACGGGAGTTTAACAATTACGCTTGGAAACTAAAGGGTAGTATTCCGAATGATACTTGGAATCACGCAATCGACGCCTCGAGATATGGAATACAATACGCTCTTGAGAGGACTGTACCTAAAGGAATGTATGTACTCCGATAAGTAAATTCAATACCCCATACCACACAAGCATAGTTAGTATTGCTATTGCTATCCAAACTATTTGCTTTGTTCTATTTCGTTTCATTTTCTATTTCCTTTTGTAAGTTCGCTAACGCCCTCCAAGCCACTTTAGCCGAATGTCTGATGCTATCGGTATCAATCGTACCAGCTTCAAGTAAATGCCGAGAAAGAGCGTCTAATTCGTCTCCTGACTTACTTCTATCCCAATGCAGAGGTTTGTCTGGATTGTGTTGCTGATTACCTACATAAGACACTCTTGCAACTTCTCTTATAGCATCGGGAAAGTAATTCAATACCCCTGTAAAGACAGGCGTTTGTTTCCTTGTGAATTTAATAGGGGTTTGTTTCTCTGTGAATTTAATACCCCCTTCGTTATCTGTAAATTCAATAGGTTGGTTATATCCTATAAATGCCTCATTGTTGGCATCTATGAGTTCTATGTCTCCGTTTGGATTTGAATAGTATTTATACGTTCCTTTAAATTCCATAGCACAAATATATGCAAAATTTTACAATTCCTTAACATTGCCTTAACATTGGGTAACATTTAAGTTCGTATGTTTGCATCGAACATTAAAATAAATACAAATGGAACATAAATTATTAGACATAGTTGATGACGGATTTAACTATTTTCTTGACTTTAGATTAGAGGAAATGAAAGCAGACGATAAATACTACATTAACGCATTTATACAATATATTGATGAGTTGGAATGTAAAGTAGATAGATTAAGTAAACAATTAAGAAAATAAATACAAATGAGAATAATAGAAACAGAAGCATATACATTTGATGAATTATCAGATGATGCAAAAGAAAATGTCAAAATAGAATTAGTTTCTGAATACTTTTGGTCTGATGATGCAATAGAGAGTTTATATGCGTTTGCAGATGAATTGGGTATTAAAATTACTAATTACTCTATTGATTGGGATAATTATGCGAATAGTGATATAAATTGGAAATGGACAATAGACGAACACACTAATGATATTGACAAAAAAGATTTGACAGGATATATAATGGATTATCCTCTAATTGAAACTTGGAATAGAAGTAAAGATATTGATGATGCTATTTATAGTTGGTTATATAATTGCCATCAGGATTATATTTTTCAGTTTACTGATGAATACATGATTGAGCATTGTGCATCTAATCAATACGAATTTACAAAAGAAGGTAAACTAATATAAATAAATACAAATGGAAATACAAGAATTAAGAGATAAAATGGATTATTACACCGAATGTGCCAATGAGTTAATTAACTTTGGCAATAGCAAGGAAAAAGCGTTTGGAATGGGAATGAAAGATATTATTAACATAGTTAAATTGTACACAGATGAATAAATTATTAATACAAAAATTGGATAAGATATATGATGATATTGTCAAAGATTATGTACATGATGATAAGATTGATGATGATGTGAGTAACATATTAAGAATGATTGACGAATTACAAAATGAAATAAAATGGATATTATGAATAACGACACATTAAAATTACTTGAGGATTGCAGAGATACGTTTAAAATGCTTTTAGACGTTGAATTTATCAAGAATATAGATTTAGTAATGGAAATGATAAAAGAGTTAAATAACGCAATTAAAAACGAGACAAATGAAATATAAATATATATTGTGGGTTGGTGGTATTGATGACCATTACACAGATTTTCAGTCAATGTATGTTGATTACCTTGATTGGATTGCAAAAGGATATACTGACGTTAAAATGGAAATAAATGGATAATTATAGTGCATACGGATATATTGAGGATTGTAAAGACCTGTTAATTGATGAGATTAAAAATGGTAATGTAAACAATAATGAGGAGTTATATGACATTGTGAATGAATTTATAGATAATGCCTGTATTTACTACAAAGATTGTATTGATATTATCAATGACTTAAGATTGTACGATTGGAGTGATTGGGGAGAGGATATAAATAGCATCACAACATTAGCTTGGATTGGATTAAGAGATTACATTGACCAAGAATGTTTTGATTACGATGAACTTAAAAATTCAATAGATGATTAGTTTAGTAACAGGAATTTTGTTTCTTGGCATTTTAGCCTTAACATTGAGATAAATTCAATACCCCCTTTTGTAAATTCAATACCCTATAAATTCAATAGGGGTATAAATTCAATACCCCCTTAAATTCAATAGGGGGTTATCGTATCTTTGGTGCATAGGGTATGCCTTACTCATTGTAAGAAAAATACTACATTTTGGTTTGCTCGTGTTCATCTTGCAAAATTGCACATTCCAAAGTTAACACAAAGTTAAATTTATCCTTTACAATTTGGTAACGATTTCTTAACATTAGCTTAACATTAGGTTTTGCAATATGCCCTATATTTGGGGTATATAAAAACAAACATTATGAGAACACAAAACAACAACAATAGAACAGAGAAAAAAGTACTTATAACAATAGCTATCTTTATGGGTATCTTTATTTCAGGTGCATCTATTCAAATACTTTCAAATTTATAAATATGGAAACATTTGACAAACTAACAAAAAACGTAATTAAGGTACTTTTATTTATTGTGCCTTTGTACATAGCATTAAGAATAATTTTAACATAATAAAACAAAAAACAAATGAAAACAAAAGTATATCAATTAGCAAATAATCAATTTGAAATATCAACGCCAAAAGGCATATATTTCCAGAGTTACAATAGCATAATAGCGTTTAAGCCATACAAAGGAAAAACAAAGTTAGACGCATATTATTGGGATTATTCACGTACCACAGGCAAATATAGAAACCAATTTTTAAGTGAAGGTATTGCCGAAACTCGTGCAAAGATAGAAAGCAAAGAATATATTTTAACTAACCTAAATAAATAACAAAATGAAAGCATACGAGAGCGAACAAATATACAATTTGGTTTACCCCTGTAATGTATATGGATACAACATACAAATAACAGACGGATACGGAAACAAGACAAAATATATAAAAATAGATGCCAAACAATTGGAACAAATAAAAAACATAATAACAAGATGAAACCAATTTTTTATACTAAAAATAACGAGTTAACAAAATACGCCTTATGTTGTGGGTACGCCCAAACAAGAAACAACAAAACTTTAACGTATATACACGGTGTATATAAAGTAGCTTCATTACACGAGGTACAGTATTTTGAAACATTAAGAGAGGCGAGAAAATACCTAAATACAGATAAAATAAATTAAATATGAATAGGCAAACATTTGAATATTTAGTACAAAAAAATAAACAAAACAGAGCAAAACAGAGCAAAGAAATAAATCACTTGCAAGACAAAGATTTTGTTAAGTGGTTGAGAGAGAATAATTTATTAGGATATTTAAAATAAAAATAGTTATGAAAGTAGGGTTTTTTAAGGAATATATATACACAATAGAACGCAATCCAAACGGTTCAATAGTTTGTAAATCGGATACCCGTAAACAAATTTACTACGGATATTCAGAAGATGAGGCGTGTCAGAAGTTTAGCCTATATTTGGATAGCATTTAGTAGGTGTTTATAGTTATAGTTTGTTAACAGGGGGCAAAATAGCCCCCTTTTTTTGTGTCTTGTGTTAAAATATGAGTAAAATGTAGGTACTCTGCCGTATTTATATATATATACTATAATTACCCTACTCTCTACACACATCAACATTTCCAACTGCCAATGTGAATCTAATAGGTATGAATTTAATACCCTTACTTGTGAATCTAATAGGTATTTCGTATATTCGCTTTAAATTTAATAGGATGCCTAAAAGGAAGCAAAAACCGACATCAGCACATTTAAAGGACAATAAAAAAGCGTTAACAGCTATCTCTTGGGCATTTAGAAACGATTTAAGGGCATTTCCAGTACCAAGTGGTAGTGAGTATCATATTGTAGTAGAAAGTGGCTTAAAAACGCTTAAATCGCCTCAAACGTACAAAAAAGAAGAATTAACAGAAAAGTTATGGGATATTTATCTCCATTACTACGACAAACATTTAGAAAAGTAGGTTATGTATCATAACTGGTTACTCATATTATTATACGAAACATATTATATATTTTCTATAAAATGCTTCAAGTTATTATTCATTCTGAATCATAACCTTCTTAAATTGCATATTAAGATAAGATACATATTAGGTATCATTAAGATATATATTATATATATGTGCCATACAGGCAGGTGGGTAATCGAAAGATACACTTAACAAATCATTTATTATTTAAGTATGAAGGAAATACAAATAGAGTTATCAGTTCCAACTGCCTTATCGGATATTACACTTGGGCAGTATCAGAGATACGTTAAGATACTCGAAGAAAACGAGGGCGCAGATGATTTCTTGGCATTAAAGACCATAGAGATATTCTGCGACATTTCCTTGAAAGACGTTCTGTCTATTCCTGCAAAAGATGCCGAAAAGGTATTGGAGATTATCAGCAAGGCATTTGAAGAAAAGCCAAGTCTGATAAGAAGGTTTAACTTGCTTGGGGTAGATATGGGATTTGAGCCATCTTTAGAAAGCATTTCTCTTGGGGCATATATAGACGTAGAAGATAACATCTCTGATTGGCAAATGATGCACAAGGCGATGGCAGCACTATATAGACCAGTTAATTTCAAGAGCAAGGACAAATATACTATTGCGCCTTACGAACCAAGTGAGGAGGTATCAAACCTTATGAAAGAGATGCCTCTTGATGTAGTAATGAGTGCTATGGTTTTTTTTTACGATTTAGGGATGGAGTTGTTGAAAGCTATACCGAGTTATATACAGAAAAATCTGACGGAGGAACAGACTTATCTGCTCAAGCAAACTTTGGCTCGAAATGGGGTTGGTATCAATCAATCTATGCACTTGCTGGAGGAAACATTCTCAAGTTCAACGAAGTTACCAACCTTCCAATTTTCCAATGCCTCAACTTCCTAACCTTTGAGAAAGAAAAGAATGAATTAGAGGCAGCAATGATTAAGAAAGCGTACAAGAGATGAAAGAATTTTATGATTTAATAGATACGATATACACAGAGTTAAATTCAAGCGACTTTGTTAGCACAGTTACATTTGGTAACATTATGGATGTTGACCTGTCAAAGCAAAGCATATTTCCTTTGTCGCACATAAACATACAGGATGCTATATTCTCTGACCACATCATTACATTCACAATTCAAGTGATAGCTATGGATATTGTTGACGAAAGTAAAGAAGATAGGTTTGGTAGCAGTTCTGTGCCATACAAAGGTTTAGACAATAAACACGATGTACTAAATACCCAACTTGCGGTAATCAACAGGCTGCAATCTAAATTAAGACGTGGAGATTTGAACGATAACAACTACGTATTAGATTCAGATGCAACTGCCACATTGTTTGAAGATAGATTTGAGAATCTGCTTACTGGCTGGGCATTAAACTTAAAAGTATCTATTCCTAATAATGTTGTAACAGTCTGCTAATGGAGATTAGATTTAAAAATACAGAGGCATATATAAAATCATTCGCAGAGACGAAGCTGATTAAGTATTTCCTTGAATCGTATCAGAAGGATAGGGTTAGACCACACGAAACAAACTATCTATTGAAAGGTCATAGTAAAATAAATGCAAATGTTGAATCAAGTGGGTCAGGAGGTAATTCTTTAAACGTAAAAGTTGAAAATGGCGGTTTAGATATAAACTTATACGGTAACTCGTATTTAGAATCGGTAGATAAAGGAACTAAACGATTTAATCCCAATGTTGCAGCCATTAAAAATTGGCTTAAGACAAAACCAGTAGAATTAAAAGAC